CTAACAGATATTGAAGCAGGCATATACAACGCAATCAAAGTAGATATTCTAGTTGTTGCATTTCTTGAAAGTTGAATTGAATTGCTGCTACCACCTGCACCTGATTTTTGATCACCAACTCTTTTCATTTCTACTTCTAAGTTCTTTACAGCTTTTTTTCTTTGGGCAGCTCCAACATTACCAACTTCAAATCCTTCATCTACAATTTTTTGAAGTTTTGCTATATCATTTGTGCCTTTTTTAGCTTTTAATTTTGCTTTATCCTGTTCTAAAATTTCAAATATAATATGATGACCTTGTTGGTCATCACCTTCAACACCTGCTGGATATGCAAGATTCTTAGTTGTAAATTTTGTTGGTCTGTTGGTTAGTGCAGCTGCTGGATTAGTTGGATTAACACCAAATATATCACCTACAATATTATTTAGCCCATTGACAGCAACTTTATTTGCTGACCTAGTTACGTTTGCTGTAACTGCATTTTTTAAACCGTCTAATATTGCCATAATTCTTCCTTATATATACTATTTATAAGTTATGTCATACTCAGGTCGATACATTCCAAAAAACCCTAAAAAATATAAAGGGGATCATTCTAAAGTTATTTATCGTTCTCTTTGGGAACGTAGGTTCATGGTCTATTGTGACTCCAGTGCTTCTATTATCGAATGGGGCAGTGAAGAGATCATTATACCCTATTTATCACCTTGGGATGGAAGGATTCACAGATACTTTCCAGATTTTTACATAAAGACAAAACAACATGACGGTTCTATTAAAAAGTTTATTATAGAGGTCAAACCTAAAGCTCAATGTAAACCACCACCATCTCAACCTAAAAGAAAGAATAAACGATGGTTTAATGAAGTTAAGACATGGGGTATTAATGAATCTAAATGGAAACATGCAAATGAGTGGTGTTTAGACAACAATATGGAATTTAAGATATTAACTGAAGATCATCTCAACATTCGTTATAAATAGAGTTATGGCTACTAGTAATTTCATACAATCAGTTAAAGACGAAACTAAAGGAGCAGACCGTTCTGTTAAATGGTATCGTGCTAAAATCAAAGAGTTTGGTAAACCAGTTGCAATGGACTTAATCCGAGATGGTAAAAGAAACAAAAAACAATTCTATGGTAAGTTGAATATGTTTTTCTATGATCCAAAATTTAAAAAGAAATTACCTTACTATGATACGTTTCCACTGGTGCTTCCGATAGAAAGATACTCAGATGGGTTTCTTGGTATTAACTTTCACTATCTGCCAATACCTTTAAGAATGAAGTTGTTAGATAGAATTATGTCTTTTGCAAATAGTCAAGACCTTGATGAAACAAAAACTCGAATAATTGCAGACTACAGCAAGTTAAAAAAATTAACTATAATTAAACCAACTATACACAAATACTTATATTCAAATGTAAAGTCACAGTTTCGTAGGGTTGATGCAAGTGAATTTAAAATTGCGTGTTTGTTACCAGTGCAAAGATTTAAGAAAGCATCTTCAGCTGAAGTATGGGGCGACTCTAGGAGTATGATCTAATGGCAGGAAGTCTCGCACAATTTATAGAAGCATCAGCATTTGGTGTTCTCAACGATGTGTTGTCTGGGTTTCATTCTCAAAATGGTTACGCAGTACCCAATAGATTTGAAGCAGTCATTATTCCACCAACAGGAATAGGAAGAAATTCTTCTTTAAATTCTACTCAAAAGGTTGGTATGGATAAAGGCCCAACCACTGCAAGAGATGTGTCGTTGCGTGTTGAAGGAATTACATTGCCAGGCCGAAACTTAAACACTCTTGATGATACGAACATATATGGGCCAACAAGATCAATTGTTGATGGAGTAACTTACGCAGAAGATATATCAGTATCATTTCAAGCAAGTTCTGATCTTGCTGAAAGAAGGTTCTTTGAGGAATGGCAAAAACTAGCGTTTAGTGAAAAGACTTGGAACGTAGGATACTACAACGACTACATTGCTCAAATTGATTTGTATTTATTAGACAGACAAGACAAACGAAGATTTGGAGTAAAACTTTGGGAGTGTTTTCCAAAGACAATTGAAGCAACTGAATTAAATCAGGGTTCGAACAATGAAATTATAAAGAACACAGTAAGTTTTTCTTTTAGATATTGGACGCAACTTGATATTAATGCTCAAGCCACAAGTATAACTGATCGACTAATAACTACATTTGCTGGAACAGTTGAAAGAAAAATAACAGGTTCAATACCAAAAATACTGAATAGATTATAAAACGAGGATTAAAATTATGGGATTACCTAAACTAAATAGTGCAAATTATGAATTGAGTTTACCATCAACAGGAGCGACAATAAAGTATAGGCCGTTTCTTGTGAAGGAACAAAAAGCATTAATGATTGCTCAGGAATCAGAAGATGACAAAGTGATTGAAAGTACATTTGCTCAAATCATTAATGATTGTGTTGCAGATAATGTTGATCCATACAAAATGCCAATGTTTGACATTGAGTATGTGTTTCTAAAGATACGAGGTAAATCTGTTGGAGAAGTAGTTGATTTAAAAGTAACTTGTCCAGATGATGAAGAAACTCAAATAAGTGTTTCAATTCCTCTGGATGAAGTTAAAGTGCAGATGAGTGAAACTCATACAAATGTCGTTACACTTTCAAATGATATCAGTGTTATAATGCGGTATCCCTGTCTTGGTGACATGAAAGGGTTCAATGCACTTGGAGAAACAAAGTCATTGTTTGAAATGATAAAGAGATGCATACACGAAGTTCATGATGGTGAAGAAGTATATCATAGAGTTGATATGTCTGAAAAAGATTTAGAGGATTTTATTGACAGTATGTCATCAAAGAACTTTGAATCTATTGGAGAGTTTTTTACAAGTATGCCTAAGTTGTCATATGACCTTGAGATTGTTAATCCCAAGACAAAAGTTAAGAGTGTGATGCCAATTGAGGGCCTACAAAGTTTTTTCGAATAGCCCTTTCGCATGATTCATTAGAAAACTATTATAAAATGAATTTTGGGATGATGCAACATCACAATTGGAGTTTGATAGAGTTGGAAGAAATGATGCCATGGGAAAGGGAGATATACATAGGACTATTGATGAATTATTTAGAAGAGGAAAAACAAAGACAAGAACAAGAAAATAGAAGAATGAAATAGGAAAAGGTCATGGCAGAAGAAGAAAAAAAAGAATACCACCCAGCAGACTCTAATGGCGATGGAAAGGTATCCAAAGAAGAAGAACAGATGTATCTAGAGTTCAAACGCAAAGAACTAGAAGATGCAGATGCAATGAGAGACGCACAACGCAACATGGCATGGTTTGCACTTGCAGGTATGTTATTGTACCCAGCATGTGTCGTTATATCAGTTATATGTGGTATTGATTCAGCAGCAAAGATACTGGGTGATATGGCAGGAGTATACTTCATTGCTGTTGCTGGTATTGTTGCAGCGTTCTTTGGCGCACAAGCAATGTCTAAAAAAGTAGCACCTAAAAAGTAGGATATTCAGATGGCAGACGAAAAAGTAGTTTCATCAATAAGCGGGCTTAGTAAAGTCACACAAAAACTGGTGGACGATAGGCAAGCAGAGGCAGACGCAGCTGAATCTGAACGTAAAAAGGCTGCAACCGACCGTAAAGATCGAATGGCTGTTCTGAATGCTACCTTAAACGAAGCGAAGGCAAACAAGCTCGGTCGATCATCAGAAGCTGTTGCAGCTAGAAACGAACTGAAACAAATAAAAAAGGATGGTGCTGAAGCTAAAGCATTGCTCAAGAAATCCGAAGGAGCTAATTTAGAAGTATCTAAGTCTGCTGCAGCTGCATTGGGTATTAGTGTAGATGAGTTAGCACTTAGACAAGAAGCAAAAATACAATTAGATGACCAAAAAACAGGGTTAGACAAACTAGAAGAAGCAATTAGAGTTAGTGGTGGCGATCCTGCTCAGAATGCTGATTTTCAACAAAGAACATTAGCATATCAAGATGCAACGAAAGCAGCAGATGCCCAAGGAAGAACTACAGAGGTAACTGCTAGCGAAAAATTAGAAGCAATGAAAGCTCAACTTGAAAAAAATGGCCAAGTTGCAACAGATAGTAAAGAATTTAATAAACTTCAATATGAAATTCAAGATGCAGAATTAAAAGAAAGATTGAGAACTGCTACAAGTGCCAGTGCAAAAAAAGAAATTAAAGCAGAGAGAAGATCATTAGCTGCAAAACAAGAAGGACTTCTTGGTAAGATTGCTGGTGGAATTAATAGTTTAAGAGATGGTGCAAAAGAGAAGTTAAAGTCTGCTGGTAAAGGTGTGATGAATCTTATAAAGGGATTTGCAGTTGCGGGTTTTGCACTCGCACTTGTAGCATTTTTAAATAGTGAATATTGGCAAAAAACCAAAGACTACATTATTAATACACTTGTCCCTAAAATAAAAGGATTTTATAATGCCTTCTTTGGTGAAGGTGGCGGTTTCGCAAAGGGCATCAAAGCACTATTTGGCGACAAAGGTGGAATTGGTGGTATAGTTCTTGGAATAGGTTCAGCTGTAGCTTTATTTGCTGCATTTAAATTTGTTAAACTTATTAAAGCAGTAAAAGGTTTGCTTGGTGGGGTTGGTGGGTTTGGAAAAAAATTACTTGGTATTGGTGGTAAAGGTGGTGCAGTTGCAAAAGGTGGTGCTGTTGCCAAAGGTGGTGCAGTTGCAAAAGGTGGTGCTTTTGCCAAAGGTGGTGCAGTTGCAAAAGGTGGTGGCAAAGGTGGTGGTGCTGGAAAGGGTATTGCCAATATAGGCAAAGGAATAGGCAAAGGCCTTGGTGGAATTCTCAAAGGAGTCGCAGCTGGATTTAAGGCATTTGCAAATCCCGCTGTAGCAATTGGAGCAGCTGCGTTTGCAGCTGCAATAGTGTTAGTAGGTGGTGCTGTTGCAGCAGCTGCATATTTGCTAGGAAAAGCAATGCCATCACTGTCGAGTGGTTTTAAATCTTTTGAAGAACTTGATGGTGTTAAATTATTAGAGGTTGGTAAAGGTATTGCTGCGATAGGTGCAGGTATGGCTGCATTTGGTGCAGGTGCAGCTATCGAAGGAATTGGCGGTCTTATTGGTTCTATAGGTGGTTTCTTTGGTGGAAAGGATAAATTGACTCCATTAGAACAACTTAAAATATTTTCTGAAACACCAATCAATGCTATACAAGCAACATCAAATGCAAATGCGTTAGTCAGTTATTCTAAAGCAATAGCAATGGCTGGTGCTGGAGAAGCAGCTCAAGGTGCTGGTAGTTTTATAGGCGGTCTAACAGGTGGATTAGTAAAACTATTTGGTGGCGACTCTCCATTAGAAAAATTACAAAAATTTGGTGAAATGGATATTAATGCAAGGGGAGTAATGAACAACTCAAAAGCAGTGGCTGAATATGCTAAAGCAATGAGTATATTATCGGGGGATATTTCTGGTACTGACCTTGTTAACACCGAAAGAGCTAATCAAGTAAATAAGGCAGGAGTAGAACGATCTGGTGGTGGTGGATCTCCAGTAGTGGTTGATGCAAAATCTACAAATGTTGTTAACAGTAATTCAAGTTCTAGTGCAACCTTTACCAGTACAAGCTTGCAACACCCCAACCCATTAATTAAAACATTAAACTATGCATTCTAAAACAAAAACCCCCTACTGATTTCTCAGTAGAGGGTCGTTCATAGTATCTCTACTATTCGTTTGCAAGTTTCTGAAAATAATCCATAGTATCACTTTCATCATCTTGTGTTACAGACGGAGCTGCAACTGGAGTAGTATCAACTGATGGAGATGCTACGGGAGCAGATTCCATAATCTCAGCTGCACTTCCTACCTTAGTAGTTCCAGCAAGAACCATATCCAAACGAGTTTTCA